GCCGAAGCATAACAGTAATTGTATACTAGATACAATCAATCTTTTAGCTCGCGCCTTGAGTCATCGTAATGATGACCAAGAAGAAGTAAGGTTGCACTTTAACAGTGCAGCTCATGGGAGGTTAATCATGTCAAACATGAAAAAAATCTTCCCAGGCATACTTCTTTTTGCGGATACAGCCACCAGTGTCACGGTAAATTACCGTGGAACTGGTTTGGAGAAACAATGGGCTTGCAGTTCCCTGCAAATCTCAATAGGCCTAATTGAGATCTTGTCCAACTATCTCGACGGTAGGAAAAGTAATCTTTTCAGTCGATTTAGTTTACAAGACATTGTTTCTTGCGTGCATACTATGTTGTCTACATCATCTTATGATGACTATATTGACCTTGTCAAGTATAGTACAACATGGATGCACGCTAAGAGTTTGGAACAACCAACATTACCTCAGAAGCCTGGCTTCGTTAAAAGTAATGCTTTCCCTCTCTTATTTCGTAAAAATTCTCATCTACACACATGGTTATGTGGTTTGATAAATGCTAGTAAAAATAATACTACTAGGCATAAGGATCTTGATGAGATTCAGCACATGTTTTGGTCAATCGCTCAGGTTAAGCGATGTGCTGCTGTTGTACCAGATGAATATATTGAAAAGTCACTTATTAAACATCGTCTTGCGATGTCTAAGAAGCCTATTCTGGTACCGTCACTCCTAAAAGATAGCCTTGTCTCCAAGTGGAGAGCTATCGTTTCAGGTATGACATTTAATAAATACAAGGAGGTGCACGAATTTTCAAGTTCGGCATCTTACGAATCTCCAATGGGTTCTGGTGGTGGTAAAGGTGAGATCCTTTATCACATGGTTAAGAGTGGTTATACCACTAACGACGATCTTCTTAAGATGTCGTACCTACCAACTATTGGTGTGACGGAACGTCGCGGTTTTTCGAGGATAAGTATCTCCGATTTAACGAATGAAGTATTCCACTTCAGTGATGAGTATGTAGTAACACCCATCTATAAGGAAGACCAATCTGGTGATCCTATAGGTGAGAAGTTTAACGTTCTTCGTCGGGATTATCATAGCGATCACTTAGGCTGTTCAGCAAAAGTGCATCCTATATGTGAACCAATGAAGATACGTAATATAACGAAGGGTAACAGTTTGACTTATGCAATTGCAAAAGGTTTACAACTGGATATCCATGGTTATATGCGTAAGTTACCACAGTTCTCATTGATAGGTAAACCGTTAGATATCAACGATATTAGTTGGTTAGTGAAGAAGTCTCCTGTAGGTCTTTTTGCCTCTGGTGATTTCTCTGCTGCCACTGACAATATTAGTATCGAGATGACTAAAGCTTTTTTTGAAGTCATTCTTGATAAACTCATACTTGATCATAAGTATCGCGGCGATTATCTCACACCTGAATACGTTCAGACCGTTCGTAATGCTCTATATGAACATACAATAGAGTATCCCAAATCTGTCGGTGATAAAAAATATCCGATTGATTTAAAACCTGTCCTCCAAAGTAACGGTCAACTGATGGGATCCGTCCTATCATTTGTCATCCTATGTGCAATTAATTTATGTACTTATTGGCACGCCGTGTGCCCGGAGATTCCTGATAAGAAATATAAGTCATTGCCTGTAAAGGTTAATGGTGATGATATCTTATTCCGAACTGACATTTCACGATATAATAATTGGCTCGCCACTATACCTTTAGTTGGCTTAGAACCGTCGCCTGGGAAAAATTTTATCTCAAGCAATTATTGTACTGTAAATAGTCAGTTATTTTCGGTTAGAAAGGGATCCGTGAAGTATATACCATTTTTTAATGTAGGTATGTTGCTTGGACAGAGTAAGGTTGCTCGTCAAGAATTAAAGAGCAAACCAGTGTATTTATTACATAAGGAAGTTATGGAAGGTGCGTGGTCACCCAATCTTGCTGATGCGCGGTTTAAGTATTACAACCGTGAAAAGCTGATAGCTGCGTCAGTACACCGGAATGGATGCCAATTGAATTGGTATATACCTAACCGCCTAGGTGGTTTGGGTATGTCTCTACCAGAGACTACATTCGTGAGTGCAGCTCGAGCTGCTGAGATTGGTGAAAGTATCGAACACCTTTCGCCGTATCAAGTTGCGACTGATTTTCAGTCGAAGCTTGCATACAGTCTACATAAAAAGTGGACAACTCCATATAAAACAGCACCAATGAAACAGTTCGGACAACAGACTCAAGACGAAGTTGAGGGGAAATATTTTAAGAACAGTATCGAAAGAAATCCATCTTTTGTCTGTATCCCCTCCCAATGTCCACCAGATCGTTATCTTAATGAGAAGGTCTCAGGTATAAGTCCGCCGAATTGGAATATGTGTCAAGTAGCGTTTTCGCCAGACATTGATACACAATTCTTTTATAAACCTATGTCTTATAGGTTAAAAGATGTGGATCAGCGTCGGAGATGCACTAACCTCTCAGTTCTTAGTAATATTGAACTGAAAGAGTACGAATATAACGGGAGTTTTGAAAGTTTTACACCTATCTTTTAGGGTAATGTCTTTTGAATATTCATCCGATCACCGCAGAATGATATTGCGGTTAAGAAGTTAGTCACATACTAGGAGTATACATGGTATGTTAAATAATTATACTCGTGGTGACACGTAAAATCGAGAACGGGTCTCAAGACTTAATAGATCAAAGTGTACTGTAAGGTGTACCACTAAGGTGTTTTCCACTGAATGTCAACTGACTACAACGATCAACATATTAACGTGATATGTGTCTTGGGAGCATAGTCGCTCCGATGGCTTCTTAATCCATCACGATCGGGAGGACCCCAATGAATGATTCAAAAGGTGGTAAAGGTAAGCAGCCCAAAATGCTTCCAACTATACCAAAAGGTATGAAAGTCAATCGTGACGTAACTTTCCGTCTACCCACTATCAAGGAATTTTTCCTCGGTGGTGAGGGAACATTAGATGACGAACAACTTGTTCGCCAACGTACAGAACACCCATTAGAATACCCAACACCATCCGGGGGTATGTATCGAGATGATACCCATATTAATGGTAATAATGGTTCATCTACGAACTCAGATGATGTCTTACCCAAAAGACCACAAAAAAGGCCTACTGCACCGCCTAAGAGACGCCCACTACGTAAAGTAGCACGTCTTCCTCGGAAGATTGGTGTCGCACCGATTGGAATACATTCTGCTCGTCAGACTGATTTCGATCGTGTTATTGCGGCACCAGCTGCTGTTGGTAATATGTCTCAACCTTACCTTCGCTTTTCTTCGGCACGCCGAGGAGAATTGAATGGTATTCGAGTTCATGGTTATCAACGCTTTGCCCAACTTTTTGCCTATACAGGTATTAGTTTTTCGTCGGTCGCAATAAATAACTCTTTTGGAATAAGTACTCTAACGCTAGGTAAACCTTTATCGTTGATCGGCGCTGCCTTTCTTCGTTATAAGTTTACACATTTACGTTTTGAGTTTAAGTCTGCTGCCGGATCAAATATTAACGGTTCGGTTACAATGGGTTGGGATGGTGATGGATATTCGACTGCAACAGCATCGATTTCACAACCAGCCATCTCATCCCTCGCTGATTCTGTTGAGTCTAATATATGGCTCAACAGCCAAGTTCATGCGTCCTTAATCAAGGACGATAACTTATTCTACACCTATAGTGTAGGTACAGCGCCGGCGGACTATCGTAACGCCCTCCAGGGCTGTGTTCTGGTTAATGGACAACAAGGTTCATTTGGCCAGGGTTCAGCGATTGGTGATATTTGGGCAGAATACGAAGTGGAAATGTATGATTTGTCAGACGAGAATACTATAACTTATCTCAAGACCGGTGAATTGTCACGGAAACTTGAAAAGTTAGTGAATCCACGTTCTACACCATCATCTAAGTTTTATGTTCCTGATGAGAAGGATAACGAGCAATATGAAGAGCTCGTAAAGAAAATCAATCTCACAACGCAGTCGATACTACCTCAGACCAGTCCGGTCTTAGCGTCGAACTCGCATGCTAGTTTACCTAGCAGCGGAATTTCGTCCATGCTTTTTGGTAAGTAAACCAAACTCATGGCTGTATCCAGGCCCACACATCTAAGTTGGCTATAGTAGCTAAACTTTCGATATTATAAAAATTATTAGTTAGAATCTATTGACTCTCTAACTTTACCTACATGACGAGATATACTCTAGGAGAAATACCTAGTTACGGCAATGGCCAAGAAAAAATGTATTATCTGGTGTAGGGGGTTATTGACTTCTTTAGAACTCATAAGATGTCGAATGAAGTATTACTATCACATTTGTGTGAAGCTTTACATAAGTATTTTCCTGAACTGTTCTTGGACAGGAAGGGGAGATAGCGTGAC